GCCTACAACCCCAACCTCGAAAGGGTCCGGCCCTACACCCAGCAGTTTACCGTGATCGAGGATGCAGTGGCCGATGGCGCAGGTGCCGCGACGATCCGCATCTATCCGGCGATCATCGTTGCCGTCCCGGGGTCAGCCACCGGGGCGAACGCAGTCAACACCGCCCATGCGACGGTCGATGCTGCCCCGGCCAACGGGGCTGCCGTGACGTTCTACGGGAACGCTTCGACGGCCTATACCCCGCGCCTGATCTTCCGCGACGACGCGATTGTGGTGCATTCGGTCCCTCTCTCGAATGTCTACACCGGGCAGGCTTTCCCTCGACCTCTGGCGGACGTGCAACGCGACAATGTGGTTCCGCTGGCCCCCCGGTTGTGGCTCTACTCTGACCCGGATACCGGGATACACACCGCCCGCATGGATGTGTTCGTCGAGGCGCAGCCTGCGGATCGGGCCTTGGGCGTCCGGTTCTTCGGGGCGTGATCCCCAACTGCGGGCGGCTTCTGGAAACGACGCCGCCCGCGTCATTCTGCCAAAAGGAGCAGCACCTTGGCTTACCAGGAATATCCCCGCATGATCTATGGTGCCGATGGCGAGACGCGCATCATCTCCTGCAAGGAGGAATGGCCGAAGGGGTTCTTTGCCGCGCCCGGCGAGGTTCCGGTGCCCAAGGCAAAGCGCGCGGAGGATCGGAAAGCGGAGACTGCCGCTACGACCGCTGACAAGCAAAAAAGACAGCGCGCCGAGGATGCGGATTTTCTTGACCGGCACAATGTCGCGTATTCCCCCGATCTCACGCTGGGGCAACTCGATGAACTGGCGGCGCAGTTGCGCGCCCATCTGGCCGGGAAAAGCGCGCAATGACAACGGCTGGTGAAATTGTCGTTCTGGCTTACCGGGAAGCCAATTTCAAAGGCACTGTCGATGCCCTTTCCACCGAAGAGCAGAGCGAAGGGCTCACGCTGCTGAAATCCATTGTGGACAGTTTTTTCGGGCTTGTGGTCGGGACACGCGCGGCGGCATGGCATGTCCCTTCATTGAGCCTGTTTCCGGGGTCCGCGCCGACAGGCTACCCGGTGCGGCAAAGCGAAATGCTTCGTTCTGGCAATCCCAACGATGCCTGCCCTCCGCCGAACGTGCGGCTTCTGATGCGCAACGAAACTACCGAAACTCTGTATCTGCCGTTCCCCGCCGAAGATGGCGCGATGATCGAGTATGTCGATGCGGGGCATGTCGCCGATGTGGTTCTCAATGGCAATGGTTCTCTGTTCGGGCTGTCGGGGTCCGTGGAAGAGGTCGCGATCACGCCGCTCTTTCCGGCTGGAAGAAACACTCCCCGGCGCTGGGTGTATCGCGGGGATTACGCCTCGTGGTTGGAGATTTCCGATCTTTCCGCGTCGAGCTTGCTGCCTTTTCCGGGCATGTTCGATGATTACTTCGTGACCGCTCTGGCGATCCGGCTTTCCCCGCGCTTCGGGGCGGAGCCGCGCAAGGTGACGATCTTCCGCGCACAGCAGATGGAGGTCTTCATCCGTGCGCAGTATGCCCAGACTCACGAGCAGATCACGGGTAACGGGGGAATGTCCTCGCTCCAAGCTTACGGGCCAGTCGGGGTTTCTGATGGTGGCGAGACCTTCGTATGAGCCGAAAACCCGCAGAATATCCCCGCGTTGTCTATGGCCCTTACGGGGCGTCCACGGTCATCCAGCGCGCCGAGGACTGGCCCGAAGGCTGGCGCGCGCTTCCCGGAGTTGCTGCGCCGCCGCATTCGGCAACACGCCATGCAGCGTTGCCACGCGCTGAATTGAAGCGGCGGTTGCGGGCGGCGGGTCTTTCGTTCGACGAAAACGCAGCGGACACCGCGCTCGAGAAGAGGCTTGCGGATGGCTAACGTCCCGCTGTCCTTTGCAACCTCGGAACGCGAATTCGCCGGACTTCCGCCGATAGTTCTAAAAAATCGTTTTGGGGAGCAGAATCTGGCGCAAACCGATAACTCGGCTTTGCTGGCGCGCCCCGGAACAGATTTGGTCAGAAGTTTCGGGACCGGGCCGATCCGGGCGATCTACTCGCTTCCCGGCTTGTTCGGCGGTGCAGTTTTCGTGGTTTCCGGGGACGCCCTGTATCGCATGGAGCCAGACGGTTCCGTTGTCGGGGTTGGCGGAACGATTCGGGGTTCCGGGGATGTCGGTCTTGCGGGAGTCGGCGGCGCGGGATTCGAGCGGCTGTTTCTGGCGGATGGCGTTCTTTTGCAGGTTTACCAGGGTGGGGCACACGCTTTTGGTGTGCTGACGGCCTCGATGAACGTGTCGGCGGGGATCACGATCAGCGTAGGCGGTGTTTACTACCGCTGGGATAACACGACAGAAGGCGGGAGCGGGACAGAAGCGGACCCGTGGAGGGTCTTGGTCGGCTACAACCTTGCCGAGTCGCTGTCGAACATGGTAAAAGCTATCAACTTCACTTGAGAGTTTGCAGGAGGATGAGCGGATGACCATGCAGTTTTCTGCCGATGTGCGAAACGCCGCGCTGGATCAGGTGGAGGTCATTACGGGGGCTTCACCGATTTTGCAGATTCGCACCGGCTCTGTTCCGGCCAACACCGCAGCGGCGGACACCGGAACGGTTCTCGCCGTTATGACCCTTCCCGCAGACTGGCTTACGGCTGCTTCCGGGGGAGCCAAGAACAAGAACGGAACATGGTCAGATACGTCGGCTGATGCGTCCGGCACGGCGGGCCACTTCCGTATCAAGAACGCTGCGGGGACGGTGACACATATCCAAGGGACGATCACGGTATCTGGCGGGGGCGGGGACATGACGGTTTCGAGCCTCGCTCTGACCGAGGCACTTCCCGTTGACATCACGTCGTTCGTTCTCAGCATTTCCGGGGCCTGACGAAGGGAGGTTCGCGCCATGGCCGAGTCTCTTGATTTGCGGGGATCGGGGTCGTTCGGCCAAGGGGTGGCTGCCGCTGTGGCCGGTGGCCTCGAGTTCGCGTTGTCCGCCACCGCAGGTCAGCCGGTAGTCGCGCAAGGCGAAGGGTTTCTGGTGTTCGGGTCTGTCCCGGCTCCCACTACCGGTCCAGTCTACAGCCCGACCCTCGGAGGGCCACATCCTGCCGTGACCGCCTCTTTCGACGCCGAAGCAGGGACCATGACGGTGACGGCGCGCACTGATCTGGCGGCCGGGAACGCCATTGAAGTAACCTCGTCGTCTTCCAATGTCACGTGGGATGGCACAACACTGCACGGCGGCGGCGCGCACGGCATTACCGGGATCGAAGTGCCAGACGGGCTGCCCCCGGTGTCTGTGGCGGTGCTCAAGAGTCACGTTATGATCGGGATCGGGAAGTCCGACCGGTTCTACTGGTTGCAGCCCGGATCGCTGGAAATTGATCCTCTGGACTTCGCGACGGCAGAAAGCCAACCGGATGATGTGATTTCCGTCATCACGTCCGGGGACAACGCATGGTTCGTCGGCGAAGGGTCCACCGAGGTCTGGTATGCCACAGGAAACTCGAGCACCCCTTTTGCTCCCGTCGGCGGGCGAGTGTTCGATCAGGGAGCGATTGCCGGGACCGTGGTCAATATTCAGGGCATCGTGTTTCTTGTCGGGCGGGATCACATGGTCTATGCTGTCGGTGGGAGTGCCCAGCGCATTTCAAATCACGGCGTTGAAGAAGAAATCAGGAAAGCCCTGGGGGTGTCGGTATGAGCCTGCTTTACGCTTGCAGTTTCGACCATTACGGGCCTGCTGCCCCCACAGCCCCGGTAAACGACATCTGGCATATCGGGACCGATCTTCTGCTTGGAGACGGGTGGTCCTTTCTTCCGACAAACTCGGCTTTCATTGCTTCGATTTACGGGTCTTACTCCATCGGGGTTCCGGCATGGGGCGCGCGGGCTGGCGACTACGCACTGATTGTGGATTCCGCAGATTTTTTCGTTGTCGGGAGTCGCACCCGGCTCGGAACGGAATCCCTGCGCCTGCCTTTCCCCGGAGCGTCACAGACTACCCGGCTGATCCACTTCGCCTTCTCGGTTTCTCAACTTCCCGCCTTTCCATCCATGACCGGGTTCATCTGCGACTTCCTGTCCTCGGCAGGGACCATCAGGGGGACGTTGATGGTCGATGCCAGCGGCAGGCTTGTCATTACTGACGGCTCGCCCCTCACGACAAACAAAGGCGCGCTGGTTGCTGTTCCGGTAACCCTGCTTTCGACTGCCGCGCCGGTGATACAGGCGCAGACGTGGTATTCCATCGGTATCGAGATCACGACAAGTGCCGTGCTTCCTGACACGGACATCAAGGTCTATCTCGGAGACATCGTTCCGGCAAACAAGGTTCTTGAAGGCTTCGCGCTGGCTTTCTCGGATACCCCGAGTCAGAATATCGACATTCTCGGCTTTCTTCCCGCATCCTTCACCGGGCGCAGCCCCAATACGGGGGACAGCACACAGCGCGCGATCCGGGACGTTGCGCTTTTCGACACTCTGGGGGCGCGCAATAACGCCCTGCCGGGTCAGATTTTCGTCTCGGCTCAGGAGATCAGGCAGGAAGACGCTGGCGGGGGCTGGATTGCCAATCCGCGCCAGCATATCGGGGATGGCGTTCTCGACGCGGTGACGCACTCTACCGGCCTGCGCTGCGCAGACGCCGCAGAGTTGGAGATCGGGGCCGGGGACTTCACGCTGGAAGCCTGGGTGCGCTTTGACGTTCTGCCCGCCGCAGATACTTCCATGGAGTTGATCGCCAAGTGGCGGGCGGCGG